TCCACCTTGTATAATTAGCGGTATCGCGCCGCCGAGCTTCACCCACCACGAGTTCGGATTGGAAACATCCCCAGCGACGACGCCCGCTGCTGAGAGGTCGTCCGTATCGAGAAAACGTTTGAACGGAGTGTCGTTGATTACGACTGAACCATTCCCGCTCCGGTGAAACATCTTCCCTGTAGGCTGCGCTATCCAAAGCTGTGCCGATTCAAGATTTTTATCCGCCGCAAGGTTGAGAAGTTGCCCGTACTGTGTCGGCTGGTTTGCTATTTTATCTTCCTGGGTAAAGTAGCTCATAAACACGCCCAGTGCGTTAAGTGCGGCGTTTGTTGTCGGCAGTGTTGGGTTTACCCCGAGCCTGTGCAGGTAATCCCACAGTCCTGCATCCCCGTCCAGAGTGCTTGCTTTGCCAACGGTTACATTGGCTAAGGTATCGGTCCCTGTACCACCATGAGCTACTGGAAGAATGCCGGTGACGCCGCCGACTACTGTCTTATCAGCTGCGTTAAGTATTCCTGCGTTTTCGCTCGCAAGATCTGTTTTGATTGTCCTGCCCAGCATGGCAGGCGTTACGATTTTCGACGTGTTCGTCCCCGCCGTGACTTCTGCCTGCGTTGCATAATCAACAGTTCGATACAGCATCGTCCATGTGACGGTGCCGTCGGCCATGGTGTGCCCCGCACTGCTCCAGACGGGTTCCGCAGCTGCGCTCGTCCCCGCGGTGATCGCTCTTGCGACAACGTTCGCGGGCATGTTTGGGCTTTTAACCACCTGCCCAACGGTATAGGCGGTGCTCGGTTGCCAAAGCTCGTCAGCCACCAGACTGGATAACACGGAGTGCTTGTTTTTCTCAAATTCGATATACTGCTGTTCTGTAGTCCCCTTTGAAGGATTCGCTGGATCTGGATAATCAAACATACCCGCGGTTGACTGTAATTTCAATACGTCTGCCATTTTTACCTCCTATAACTAAACTGTTTCATTGACGAACCCCTGCCATGTGATATCTGCCGTACCTGCCACCTGATTGCCGTCCTCATTCAGTAAGGCTATACGGCATGGCGTGCGGGAGAGTATCTTTGGATACCTGACAAGGGCGCTCCCCTGTACAGCATCGATGCGCACGGCGGTGGTCATGTAATTCGGTGTGACGATGGGCAGCTCGATGCCGCTCTCCGGTACGGCAATGTTTTCGAAGTGTTCCTGCCGATCGGGTACATCGATATATGCGTGCAGACTCTTCACGATGGTTTCTTGCACGCTCGAATTTTTCGCCACGATTTTGACTTGAATCGTTGAGCCCGCCTGTACCAGTACCTTGTCTGACCACTGCTTCCAAAGCTCCTCGGCGGTGCTGCCTTTGAGGAGCTGTCGGTAGTACACAATGGCGGGGCCTTCTATTTCTGTAGTCAGCCAGAGCTGCCCCGAGGCCGGCGCTATAAATTCTCCCGTCACCTCGTAAGCTGCGAAGTCTGTATCCCACATGTACGCAGTAGGTTTCGTCCACAATCTCCTGCCTGCTTCGTGCCACACGGTAGATGCATTCTTCGCATGGATACAGCCGTCACTTGCCAGTACAAGGCCGCTGGTTTTGATGTCTGCCCAATAATCCACACCGAAATCCTTGTCGAAAAGCACGTTTTCTTGTAATAGGTCGCCCATCTCCAGCAAGCAGTAGGCGAAATTCTTAGACTCATTCCCATTCTGATCCACGGCTTTAATCATGACGGCATGTGTGCCCGGCCGGACGGTCTGCGTCTCGTATGGCTGGTTCGTGATAAGCCCTTCCTGGACGGGTATCCCCGCTTCCCAGTTGAGCCCTTTGCCCTGTGTATATTTGAGGATAAATCCTGCCACGTCATTCGGCTCGGGGTAGGTGTATTTCCACCAGTACCGGCGGATGGAAGAGCTCATTCTCTCAACGTTCAGCACCTCCACGTCGGGCGGAGGGATCTGGACTGAAACTGGCTTAAAGCTGTATGCCAGCACATCAGCTAAACTCTGTTCCATTCCGCCGAAGATATTAAACGCCGTGAACTTGAAGTAAATAGTCTTGCCGATATAAGAATTGGCAAGGCCTGACTTCAAGAAGGCTTCATCACATCTAGCAATTTGCGAACCTCTTTCATGGAATACGGCTTCATTGCCAAATTGCCCTCTTACCAAGCCCGAAAGCCGCCAGGTTCCATCTTCCAACAATTCGGCGGCCTCATAAGACAGGGCTTCTCCACCTACATAAAGGACCGTATCACCATTGGCAGCACTTTCCGCATCTACGGACGTGAAGCTGCCTTGATTCAGCGTCATTTCAAGGACTGTATCTTCAGTGTTCAGCGGCTTAGTCAATGTGCCATATCTGGCGCGGTTGTCGATGGTGCCCAGCTTTTTGTAATACTGGTTTGTATCAGACACCCAGACAGAACAGCCACCCCAGTTCGAGTTTTTGCCCCATGTACCAATCCATACCTCATTATCCGCATTTGTCATGAGTGCTGGCGGCTGGAATATCATAGGCGGTTCGCAGACGCCGGGATCCGGATTAAAATCAATGAGTGGGCGCTCATTCTCATGTACATCATATTCCGCATCACTATACACACCTTTTGCTCTCGAAATCGCCGTAAAGGTGATGATGCCGTCCGTGCCTTCCGTCGCGCTGTCGATCATAGCCGGTTGGTTCTCTATCCCCATGAGCGGGTCATTCAGCATGACAAGGTCACCCGGTTCTAGTCGGCAGAAGGCCCAATCGAGCTTGAAGGTATATTTCACCCGCTCGTATTTGTTTTTGCGACACAGTTCTTCCGCCAGCTTGACGGCGCGGGTCTTTGTATACAGGTAATGTGCCTGCGTCGTTGACGCCTGTCGCACTCCAAATTCCTTGATGTCATCATTATCCTGGTAATTGACGATTTCCTTCTCATAGGCATTCGCGCGGTTCAGAAACTCTACAGATATGCGGTTATAAATTTCCGATGAATCCTTGCGGCTATAAGAAATGCATACTCCGCCGGTCTGAGGGATGAAATCATCTGGCGTCAGGTTGTACCGAATCATTTTGTCCGGTTTCCACTTGCCTACGGGGCGGTCAGCGCGCGGTACAATCTTTAGCCGATTATTTGACCAGAAGATATAAGCATTGGTGATGGTCGCGATGTCATTGATGATCTCGCGGGCTGCCTTCGCATCCAGCTTGTCGGACGGCGTAGAAATCAGCATGTCCGCTTCCTTGCAGTACTGCCTGTAGTTCTCTATCCCGTCGATTTCCATCCCGCCAAGGCCGATTTTGTTCAGCACATAGAGAATATAGTCGGCGGGATTCACGTCTATCCCATCCCCCGTTTCCAGCAGCTTGCCTTTCACCTCAAAATTGTAGGAAGGCATGGATCCGCTGTCCCCGAGGTCGATAACTCCGGCCATGTAAGCAAGCCCGCTATAAGCAAGCGCCTTATCCGGGTGCTTCCCTGCCGTGTATGCCCACGGCTGCTGATCTTCTTTCCCGTCGAAAAGGGTAAGCCCGATGTCCCCATTGGGATACTGGTATAGGCTCTTGTCCTTCCACATTTTGCCAATGCCGGAAATTTGCCCCTCACACAATGCGAGGATCACCGCCACGGTATAGGTGTAAGTGATGGTCGTCGTCCTTGATCCGCCGCCTTTGCCGCTCTTCTGGCTGCTTCTATGCTCATGTGCGGTGAAGTCATCGTAATAGATGACATTCGGAGAAATCCTCGTTGTACCTAGGATTTCCGGAACGGTTGACCCATATTCGGCCGTGGAGACAGTGAAGCTGGAAATCTTATTTTCCCGTATGGTCGTATTGTGGCCACCAAATAAGCCCATGACTACCTACCTCCTAAACCGATACACACCATGCAGCCGCGATTTCCCTTTTGCTGTCAGAAACATGACGTCATTGATATCTGACAGGATGACGCCACGCTCCACCATGGCATGAATGACACGCCCGTCCCCCACATATACCGCGCCATGAGAGACGCAGCGCCCAAATTTATACAGCAAGAAGTCCCCCGGCTGCATCTCATCCACGGGAACTTCTGCGCAATATCTTTCTACCACTTTGAGGAACCATTCCTCGCCATGGTGCAAGTGCCATTCATTGGAATAGGGCGGGATCTTGATAGCGCCCCGCTTGATGTATCCCGCTCCTTCGAGGCAGGCGATGAGCAGCATGCCGCAATCAATGCCCTTGCCCTTGACCTTCGCCTGATTCACGTGCGGCGTCCCAAGCCATGTGTAGGCTTCTTTTACGATAGGATTCACAGTAACACCTCCTTCAACGGAACGAATGGCGCAATGACAGACGCGGAGTCTTCTTCCTTGCTGGATGACACAGTGCCGCCGCTATTGGCATACGTACCTTGCGGGTAGAACCTGCGCCGTGGGAATTCTTGCGACATCCCCTGTACTTTACTCTTTACCGTGAGCTTCATGGCGAGCCCGCCGCAGGACTTGACCTCCGTCAGCCCGGAAAATAGCCCCACGACACCCATCGCCTCGCCGTCTAAATCAAAGAAGCAGCGGCTCATGGCAAGCGTCGCACGGTCGAATGCTCCATCATGCGCCGCGAGGAAGATGGGTTTATTGCCCAGTTTATCCTCGACGGTCGCATAGATGGATACGGTCATGGAATCGACAGAAACTACATTGTTCAGCTTTGTCTGCTCCCTCTTTAGCATAATCGCATTATGCAGGTACGTATGCCCGCCGTAGGTCACATCATGGTCGGCATCGGTGAAATAATATGCAGTCCCGCTAAAAAGTGTAAGAACGTACAAATCACACGACACCATTTCCTTCTGCGTATTGAGATACCTAGCCAGCTCTTCTGTTACGCTTTTCATCGGACCACCTTCAATGCGATAGAGCACTCAAATAAATTCATGAATTTCTGCTTCACCGTGATACTCTTTTTAGCGAATACCACCTTCCACCAATAATCGTAAGTCGCCGTGACAACAGCCCCAGTGTTCGGCGGATGATTGAATACAATCGCCCCGCGATCGATGGTGTACTCCTGCGCCGTGCGCTCCGCCCCGTCTACCCATACCGTCAGCTTATCCGCATAATACGTCGGTTCCTGCTGGCCATGCATGTTTGCCGTCAGCTGGTAAGACCCATCGCCGTTCCTTGCCAGCCGCACTTTCTCGCAATGGTAGTTCTCCGCATCCTTGTAGAAGAATGGAATAAGCGTCCCCTTCACACGGGAACGGAATGCGAAGAGCGTATCCTTCTCTTCAGCCGTCAGTGCAGGGAAATCGATGGTAAACTGCCAGCCCGGCAGCGTCTGCGAAGTGATGGCGCGCCGCTTCCCGCTGGCAGTCGTCTGCTCCGCCACGTCCCAGTCGTCCTCGACCTGCGAGGACCACTTCACACGTCGGGCATTCAATGGAAATAAAAGACTCGCCATTTACCACACCCCCGCGTCCGTCGTAAAATCTCGTGTCCCATCGAAAAGCATCTGCTTGATGGAGTCCATGCCGCCGCCTCGAAGGAAATCCATAAAAGACGACGCGTCCATGGCCGATACATTCAGCGTCACGCTGCCGCCGCTTCCCGCCGCGCCCATGGCCGGTGTTCCCACCTGCCCGCCTTCTGCGTAGTGGGGACTATTCAGCATGTTCAAATATCCTGTGCCCAGTCGCTGGACGGCCGCTGCATTGATGACAAATTCCCCATTGGAAAGCATGGCCGGAATAGAATCGGAGGTGCCTGTCCCCGGGCCGGTAACAAAGCCCCCATCCTTAAACACGCTTCCGGCTGCTCTGGCAGCACCCATCTGCCCGGCGACAATGCCTGCCGCAGCAGGAGCGGCCCATGGGTTAGCAGCAATGAGTGCCGCTGTTGCATTGGCGGCTAGTGTCCCGCTCTTGGCTGCCTGCGCTGCTTTCTCCTTCGCTGCGCTGGCGACTTCCTGTGCGGTCTTTGTCTTTCCAAGTCCGATCATAGTCATCAAGGAGCCAATGGCTTTTTGAAGCACTGCCTGAAGAACAGTGGAAAGCACATTATTAGCTAGATTGTTCATGATGTCGCGGAAATTCTTCCCATAGACGATGCACTGGGTCAGCCCTTGCGCTATCCCATTCACCAGCTGCTCTTGCACCTGCGCCAGGGTGAGATTCATATACTCGCCCCATTCCATGGCGTTTAGCATCATTTGTTCATGCCAAATCTGCCTCATGTCATTCAGAGCCTGCTCATTAGCTAGGATCGTTGCATAGCTCTCCCCTGTGATGGCGTCTTTCTCCTCCATCATGGCCGTGAACTCTTCAAGGGACGCTGCATGGCTCGCTCTATCCAGCTGCCGCTGGGCTTCCTTGACAGCCGTCTCTCGTGCGTTGACCTTTTCAATCGCTTCAATCTGGATCGCGCTTATCGCGTTCGCTGATTCGATTTCTATGTTCTTTTTCTCGGCGGCTATGTCCTGCGCTGCCTTGATGGCTGCCGCCTTCTCTTTGGCATAAGACGCTTCAAGATTCGCCTGCTTCTGCTGCAGAAGGCCAGCCTGTTCTTCGTTGCCTCCCGCCTGCGCCTTGGCAATTTGTTTGGAAAGCTGCGCCATTTTTTGCTGATACTGGATAGCTTTCTCTCCGCCATCCGCATAGGCTTCCAATTCCTCATTGGCCTTTTTTTGCAGTTCGCCGTATTTGGCAACAGCTTCTCCTACGGCCTGCGCCCTCTTTTGCGCCTTTTCCAGAATCTTTGCATAAGCACTGACGGGACCGGTGTTTGCCTGACTTTTGATTTTAGCGGTAATCTCTGCGGCCGGATTTGTATACTTACTCTTACCCACATTGTAACTTGCGGCGACAGCTTTACCGATTGACGCCAGCACATTCTCTCGAAGCGGAAGAACGGCCTCTGGTCCTGCCTCCCCTACAATGGCAGGCGTGCCATGTTTGAGTTGCCCGCCATTAGCTAGAGGAACCAGCCCTCCGACGATACCACCCCTTGCCATGCCAAATACACCGCCCTTGGCGCGGCCGGCAGGAGTAACGCCCTCACTTCCTCCGTCCACATTGCGGCGGATGACATTCACGACCGTATCAATCGGATGGGCCATGAAGTCTTTGAGTCCCTGCCAAATACCCTTGGCATAATTGACCGCTTCATCAAACTTCTGCCTCACGGAAGCGGCCATGTCTGATACGGCATCGACGACTGCATCCCGCACGGAAAGTGCAATGGCCTTCACTTCGTCCCAATGGGTGTAAAGCAGTACGAGTATAGCAATAACTGCAGAAATCGCTAATATGATGGGGTTCGCCTGGCAAGCCAAAGCAAATGCCATGGCAGCCCCTTTGGCGGCGAGGAAAGCCGTCTGCACACCCTTGATGATGGCCACAGTAGCTGCCATGGCTCCAATCGCTTCCACCACGATAGTGACGGCGGTCTGATTTTCCATGATGGTATCTTTCATGGACGCGAAGGCGGTCATAACGCCGTCAGCGGCGGCCGCTGCTGCGGGGCTTATGCCTTCCAGTTCCTGAACGATGGCCTCATGCAGCCCTACGTCCTTCGCCGCGTCACGAATAGAATTGATGTGCGTCTTGAATCCTTCCGCCATTTCTCCCGCCGCATCAAGGACCCCCGGCACGTTGAACGCTTGGGAGATGATGTCCCCCATCGCGCTCATGCTGTTTGCTACGGCTTCCTGCGCATTGGAAAACTTTGCGGAAAGGGTGTCCGACATGGAGCTGGCCGCGCCTTCTGTCTTCTCGGTGATCTCTTCCCATAACGTCTGCAGGGCATCCTGCGTAAGCTCGCTTTTCGAGCTCATGTCTTTCAGCTGCTCTACAGGGATACCCATTTTCTCGGATAGCAGCTGCCACGCAGGAATCCCGGCGTTAATCAGCTGCATCATGTCCTGCTGGCCGATCTTGCCCGCCATTTGCATCTGGGTAAGAGCGAGATTGACAGCCCCTACCTGCTCGGCCGTCAGCCCATACGCAGACCCGAGGTCTACGATTTTCTGCATTTTGGACGTGGCCGTGTCCACATTGTCTCCAATATTGACCCACGCTCTGGCAAGCGGCAGCAGCTTGGTCGTATCATAGGCAGACGCTTCGCCGATATCCTGAATGTTCTTTACAAGGCGGCTCGCCTCCTCATCGCTATTGAGGACGAAGGAAAGTCCCTTGTGCAGAAGCTCCGTTTTGGCTGCCGCCGACAGTGCCGCTTTGCCGAACGAGTAAATGGATCCGACGGCGAATGCACCCGCCACCATGTTGCGGATCTTACCGAGGGCGCCTCCAAGGGCGTCTACGTCGGAAGAAGCCTTCTTCGCGCCATTCGATACTTCGCCGAAGGGGTTAGGGATTTTGACATTCTTGACGCCTTTCAGCTCGCCCTTGACTTTTCCACTCTCGGCTATCGCTTTACTTCCGTCGGCAGTGATTTCCACACGGATTTCATGCTGTGCCATTCTTTCGCCTCTTTTCTTCCTGCTCTTCAATGAGGGCCTTGATATATTCTGCCTCGTCCCGGTCGTACTTCCCACGGAAATCTACAGGCAGCAGCTCTTCCACCTTGACGCCCCTTTTCGGAGCCCTCATGCCACTATTGATGACAGGCGCCGTGATGAAAGATGCCGTAAAAATGCGCCTGTCTTTCATTCTGTCCACGTACCCGTCTATCCTGTGAGTGATTTCCCACGGAGTGGCGGCGGCTATCTCTTCGCCCGTCATTCGCAGTTTCCCATAACAGATAGGCATGATAGCCGAAAGATATTCCCTAAATGTGGTTATTCTTCCGGCTTCACTCCGTTTTTTTCGTCTGCCTCTGTGCAGTCTTCCAGCCCATCCACATCCTGCACCGCCACGGCCATTCTATCAAGCAGCGTGCGGGATACCTTCGCCCCCATCAGGCCAGACACTGCCACCGCGATCCAAAATGCCGCCGACAGGCTCGGAAGTCCTTCTGAAAGCACGAATTTTTCAAGCAATGCCTCAGCCTCTGGGTCGGTGATCTTTTTATCCGCCTGCTGCAGCGCCAGCTTGAAGGCATGACTCAGCAGCTTGTATGGGGTGTCGCCCTGTGATAACTGTACGATCAAATTTCCATCGTTCTCGGCATCCAGTTTTTCAAAAACGGATAAAGAAAAAACGAGCGCATACTCGCGCCCGTCAATCTTTACCCACACTCTTCGCAGAATGCGGTCATATCTCATTTGTTAGCCTCCTACATGTCCGGTCCCGGAATCTTTGACGCCGTCTACAGTGGTTAAGCCAGTGTAGAATTTAGGCGCACCTACCCCGCCAAGGGTGATACTGAAGGATACCATATCATCATGCGGCGTTTCGTCCCCCAGCTTGGTGATGTTGTACCAGTTGCGGTCTGCTTCTCCTGCATCCGTGAAGAAACGGCAGATATCCACCGCTTCCCCTTTGACGAATGCGTCTTTGAGTGCATCATAAGCCGCATCGCCCTTGGTCACGTATCCTTCTACGGAAAGCTCGGTGGTCTTTGTTCCGGCGTAGGTTTCGCCCCAACCGCCGGAATCCTTATTGCTCCCATCGATGGAGTCCGCAGACATTTCAAGATTGCCCTTAGTCTGTCCACCGATTGCCGACCATTTCGGTGCAGCCTCAGTGGCTCCCTCACCAAAATTCAGATACACGATACAATTTTTGCCCTGAAGACGATGCTTCGCATCCGTCATAGTGGCTCTTACTTTGTCCGCCATGTTTTACCTCCATTACATCCAAACTTTTGCTTTATAAGTGATGAGGCAAGCCCCCGCTCTGCCAGTGACTGCCCCGAATTGCATTTTTGTGACGGCTCCATGCTGGATCATATCGTCAAGCGTGTCATTTGACGCCAGCGCTTCTCGCACATCCATTGCCATATCCTCTACCCCATTCTCCGATGCCGGATCGATGAGATAAATGGAAAACACAACAACGGCCATGTCGGCCCATTTGGATGTGTCCACGAATTCCATCTCGCCAGCTGCCACGGTTCCGGTCGGAACATTTGGGATAGCTGCTCCCTTGAACTCCTTCACCCATGTAAGACGAGGAAGGCTTTCTTCCAGGTAGCTTCTGACCTTTTCCGTCAGCTTCGAGAGATTGAAACGGCCCTCGTCCATGCTCCACGTTCCTCCTCATCGTCCTTCTCCTCATCAGCGAGAAAATCTGCCTTGAGAATCCTCCCCCGCAGGTCTTCCACAAGAGACGCATAGATCTTGTACTTGATGGAGTAGGCGTCTTCCTGTCTGTCTCCGATCATCGCGCTGGCATCCGTCCCAATGAGGTTCAAGCAGCAGTCACGGCTCGCAACCGCCACGGCCAGCTTCTTGGCCATGGGTGTTACCGTCACTTTCTTGACGTTGTATGCTGCCGCTATACGGTCTACATACTCATTTGCATCGGCGATTTCCTGATCCGTCACACGGTTAATGAGCAGCTGATCCGCGATGTCGTCTTCTCTGATGTACTCTGTCATGATTACCTCTTTAGCCCTTGGGCTATCTCCATACATGCAAGATCCGTGTAGTGGTCAAATACCTTGACCACGTCCCCCTCTTTGGCGTCTAACGCTTCGTACAAGAAAGGATCTGGGCGAATGCCCGGCCAGTTTACCCTCTTTGCGAAAATAAACTCCCCGCCCTTCGCCCACCTTAGCGCTTTTCGGGTTCGGGGAACAATGACACGGGGGCGCGCGCCGTTGTGGATAGGGATCCCATAAGGCGCTTGCCCTTCATCCAGATACACCGTCCCGACAAGCCCCTGCTGCATGATCTTGATTGATCGCTCCAGATTGCCCGTCCTTGGTGTAAATCGATGGTGTTCTCCCGCGTATTCCTGCACCATCCCGATACTCTCTTTAATGGCCAGCCGACACATACTCTCGAATATCTTCTTTGCATCCATCAGCCGCCCCTCCCTTCACAAATCAGGCAGTCGCAGCCTTGATCTGAATGTTGCGAAGGACTGCAGCTGCCTTGGTCGCCTTGAGAGCCACGGCTGCTACCATTTCCACATCGCCCTTCTTGACTGCGCCTGCAGTGCTGAAGTCCGGAAGCCGGGCGGTGACCATGGAAGAACCAGCCACGGTCACGCCATGGAATCCATCAAGGCCAAAACGAACGGCATAGATGGACGTTGTACCCTTCTCCGGATCAATGGACACTACAGGATCATTAGAGCCGCTCTTCGCGCCAAGGTCAATGAGCGGAATGCCGTCATACATCGGAATGATCTTTCCGAAATTGTCTTTGGTTTCCTGATACATGGTCGCGCGGCGAATGACTGCTTTGAACTTCACAAACATCTTGGAACTCATCAGCAGCGCAGATGGAGTCCCATCCATGGCCGCAAGTGTTTCATCCAGATTGTCCAGGAAGTCCATGAAATTAGTCTCAATCGCTGCTGCCGTGGAAAGGTCGATCGGCTTCGCCAGCTCGTTTTCCGTGTTGCTCCCTTTGATGGCTACATCCAGCCCATCAAAGGCATTTGTATTGGTAGTACGGTTGCCGTTAATAACCGTATCGTTAAACAGCGCACCCGCTGCTTTGATTTTCTGGCGTGCCTGCAGGGTCAGCTCGTTCTCTACCCCGCCCATGCTCGCGATCACGCGGTCAATTTCATAGGATCCGCCAAAGATAGCCAGGTCTACGGACTTGCGTTCCTTGGTGACTTCCTGCGGGGTGTAGTCGCTGTTAATGGCACGGAATGCCGCCGTCGGCTGGGTTTTCAGTCGGTTATAGGCATACGTCAGCGTTGCGCCGCCACCAGACGGGGATACCACGTCCGCGAATGTCAGATTGTTCAGCAGGTAGTTGGATTTCTGGAACTCGTCAATGGTTCCCTTCACCAGCATATCCTGTGTATTAAGTTTTGCCTGTTCAAGTGTTACTGCCATTTGTCATCTCTCCTAATGGTTGTTTAACTGGGCAGCAATAGCGCTCGCCAATGTCACGTTGCCACCGTTGGCACCGCTTCCCTGCTCGCCATTGCCACCTTTGCCGCCACCGCTTCCGGCGTTCTGGTTGTTCTTCACCGCCCAGGAATTATCCTTGAGCCATGCCGCGGTGCCGTCTTCAATAGATACCTTCTCACCTTTAGCATTCGTGAACTTATACGAGCCGTCCTCCTCGGCCGCGATGCTCGGGATGAGGATCTTCGCAATTTCTGCCGGGCTGGCTGCATTCCCTTTTGTGAGGGCTGCTACCGTCTGCTGCGTGATGTCTGCATGTACCCTTTTCGCGTGTTCTTCCCCGCGGGCCTTCTCTGCGGCATCATATTTCTTCGTCAGCTCATCCAGCTGCTTCTGCATCTTCTCGACGGCCGTCTGGTCTCCTGTACCTTTTTCCGTCAGCTCCTGCACCTTCGCTTCGAGTTCGGTGATCTTTGCATCAGACGCATTCTTGGCTGTACGCTGCTTGGCTGCCTCCGCATTGATTTTGCTGATCTCTGCCTTGATGGTCGAGGCCAGAGCTTCGCCGCCGTCCAGCTTTCCTAATGCTTCGTACACTTCTGCTAATGTCATAATAAGAACCTCCCGTGTTCTTCACTCTTTGGGCTTCTATCCCAATAAAAAAGGCCGTTCTTTAACGCCTGCGGCAGGGCTCCCGTCCCTTTGGAAAGGCAATAAAAAAGCACCTGCATACGCAAGTGCTTTTATTCTGGTGTACTAATCGAGCCAGGCCTCTTTCAGAACCTGCTTTCTGTACTCTTTATAGAGCTCCTTGATCTCTGGCGGGGCATCATCCTTTAGCCCTCCAGGAACTCCTATATACGGTTTCAGTGTTTCCCACATTTTTAATACTTTATCAGAAAATCGAGCTACCGGCATAATCCTCACCGCCCTTTCAAGACTTCATGCGTCCTATACTCAGTCATTACTTCGTCATACCGACCAAGCGCTCTCATTTGCGCTGCGTACATGCTAACTTCATCAATATTATACCCTGACTTAATCAGATCGGCAACTTTCCCACGATATAACTCACATAACTTTTCGATGTATTTTTCGTTATCAAGAATGGCTCCATACTTTCTTATATACCATCTGGCATCCTTCCAATGAAACAGCTCATGAATAATCGTGGCTAATTTTTGGGCCTTCAGCGAGCCTTGCATGCCGGAGTACCTAGCCGCCCACTGGCTATCAAGTACCAATTCATTGATTATCAACCTGTTAGCCGCGGCGGAAAACGATCCCAATCTGTTCCCCATTTGATTAGCGCTTTCGATGATGATTTTGGGAAGATCTTCAATATCTTTAACCCCAATGATCTTTGTGCTCTCACTTAATTGCCTTTCCATTTCATGAATCATCTTCGGTTTAGCGACCAATTTTTCGGAAACAAATATGTTGTATTGTGAATTTAGCACCGGTCGCGTCATCAGCATTTTCCCATTATACAAGCCCGCGTATTCCATTCTTCCATACTCCGGAGTCTTATATTCTTGCGCTACCTCGAGCCTACTTTCCATCACTTCATCGGAATACCCTCTCGCATACTGCTTCCAGCTGGCTCCCTTCTGGACTTCCTCTGCACCATTCTCCCCAAGAAGCGAATGGCGCTGCATTTCTGTAAGGGTCATGATGTAGGCGAGCCCTCCGACAAGCGTCTTGTCTTTCGGGGTTTCGCTTGTCACTCGCATGGATCCGTGAAATATGGGAACTACACGGCACATGCAGTTTGGATGGACTGGCAGCTTCGGGAGCCTGTCTTTCGGGAAAATGCCCTCGCCCATCCCCCAAAGGTCTGCACGGGCGTACAGGTCACAAATGTCATCGCATGGATGGCGGCTCGAAAGCTTCCACTTGAAGGCGATGCAGTCGGGATCATTGGCATATTGGTACATCACCCCATCCATGTAGGCTCTCGCCTTCTCGGTGCGGGCGATTCGTTCCGCGAAGTATCGGGCTTTCTCTTGGGTGGCCACGTAAATGGCTTTATCTACCATCTCCTCATTGCCCTTTGAAATAGCGCTGATTATGCCCTTGTAGGCCGCCTTGAGCCCCTGCGTGGATAATTTATCTATGTTCCTCTGCGCATCGCGCAGGGCGCGTTTGAACGCGTTCCCTTGGTAGTCTTTAGACAGAGCGACGAGCTTTCCCATGAATTCCGGGATTTCCTGTTTCGGGATGACGTAGTCATGGCCGTATCCATCAAAAAGCTCTTTGGCAAGCGTCATGACGCTGCCGCCCTTCTTGATGGCTGCTTCGATGGTCTTTGTCGCCTGCTCCACGACCCACCGGCGGCCATGGGTGGTACGTTCGGAAAGCGTTAAACCATCCTCGGCCCATGCTTTTGCCATGGCTGCCTTCAGTTTTTTCTTCTCGACGTCAGCAGCTCCGCCCCTCTGGGCTTCTGCCACCAGCACATCCACCAGCTCATCTCGCATGACTTCCATGACAGGGTGTTTCTTGTAGGCGCTACGCACCGCCTCCCGCGGCGTCATCCGCCTGTCCGTCTTGTCCAGGTTCTCCCTGATCTCCCTTTGGAACTCCGCCAGCTCCTTCTCCGCCTTTGGTGTCATCATCTACTCCGTATGCTGCATCCTGCGCGGCTCTCTCTGCCGCTGCCTTCATTTCCTTCAGAATGGTGTCATATACATCCGGTGCCAGGTTCGGCATGTATGCCGCCAGCACCTTCTTCAAGACTTCCTGCTTGTATGCGATGGAATCAAAGCCAAGGTCGATAGCTGCCTGTGCATTCGCCAGTCCGTCCGATACATCTGAGATCTTGAAATCACGCGGGTATTCCACCTTGTAGCCGGCGTTTTCTCCCGACCATGCCTCATACAGCCTGATAATGGCCTTGTCTGCGTTCTCGCAGCGCACCGCAAAATCAGCAATGCGCTTATTGGTCTTTTCAAAGTCCCATTCTTTGGATACGCCCGACTTATTGTCGCTGGTGCTTGCCCCAAGGATGGACTCGAGCCCGCTCATGCGGAACATCTCTTTCACGCATCGATCCATTTGCCCCGTCAGCATGTCCGCCGGGGCTGCTGCCGGTGCGATGAATGTCGGCGTGTGCGTGCTCTCCGGCGGATAGGCAAGGACGTTGTTCGTCCCGATGGTGATATCATCCGTCCCGGGGTCTGGGATGGTCAGGATGTTGAACGCCTGATCCCTCAGAATCTGGGCATGCCATGAGCAAAGCTGATACAGGAAGTAGTTAGTCTGTACCACAGAAACGTATTCAGACGGCGGCTTTATGATCCGCTTGTCGGTGTTTCGTGCGAGCCACTGCACCACAGGAACCACCCCGAGCGGGTTCACCCCTATTTCCTTGCTTCCCGCCCCGCTGGTGATTGACCACTCCTCCGCCGTCCATGTGTGAGTGCGGGACGTCTCTGTGTATGCCCCGCTGCGAATACGCTCCTCATACTGAAACATGGTCAGGCGGCCATAGTCATCTATCTTCCAGTCCCTGATCTGCATCGGGGATACGACCTTTAAGAAGGGGAAGTGCCGATTTCGCACCGCAGCGGAAAGCGTCCCTTCCATTTCATCCGAATTGTCTACGACAATATAGGCCGCTCCGTACAATTTTGCTATGAGCGCCGCGCTTTTGCAGAAGTCCTGGTAACTTGTCCCCGCTCGGTCGCAATCTTCAAGGAACCCATCGAACATTTCAGAATTTCGATATTCCCGGCGCACCTCGTCTTTGAAGATCGGGTCTACCATCGCATTGACGATAGGCCCTGTGTAGTTCCAGTAGTACGCCAGCTTCTTGCGGTTCATGAAATTCTCTACCGACTCTCTCGGGTGCTGGATAAGCCCCCGCCCTTGTACGAACAATCCGGTCCCATAATAAGCATCATGGATCATCATGTATTCGTCGTCTCCGGGCAGGTTGATTAGCAACTGGCCTTGTAAATCTGCCATGGTTCCCCCTTAGTAAATATTCGAACGTTTCGCTCTGATAGACTGTCCACCCATGCCGTATCGCACGGCGTCAATCGCGTGGTTGTCTGCGTCAGGGTAGGCAGAAATAAACTGCCCCTGACGATTTCTCTCGTATTCGTAGCAGGTAAATTCCCTGTATGTGTTCGGGCACCTGCGCTTATCGATGTATATCTTCCGCCTTTCCTGCAGCCATTTGATGCCGTAAGCTACACTGTCAGGCCCTTTGCGGCATCCGATAATGTTAAAACCCATGTCACGTATTTCAGCAATGCTCTTCGGTTCTGCAGAATCGGCAATGATCGGCGCCGTGAGGTGCCTGGCGCGCAGGATTTGCGCCACAGCGCGGTTCGTGAGTTTCTGCTGGTATACCTCATCAAAGATATACAGCTCTTCCTTCTTGGCGTCATAGTGCATTTGGACAAAAGCCAACGGATCGACTGCAAAGCCAAAGTCCAGCCCGCAATGCAGCCTGTCGAATTGTGCAATCATCTCACTACTCATGCGCAGATCCTCCACATTTTCGAAGACGGCGCCGCCGGTCCCTGTGACTTTCCCCAGATACTCATGCTCGTAGCTCTTGAGATTCTTCCCCTTCAGCTTGTCCGCTTCCAGCAGGAACTGGCTGCCTAGCCATTCCTTCGGAACCTGCAAATAGGTGGAATGGTGTATCAGCCTGTCCGCATCGTCATAGAGCTGTTCTTCATTCACCCAGTTGTTTCTCGACTTTGGCGGGTTGAAAGAACAGAACTCCCAGTATTTATCACCGCCGCGAAGCAAGGACTGGTTCAGATTCCGGATTTCTTCCATACCGGCGAACTGGTCGAATTCTTCAAACCACACCACACCGATATAGCCAAATGGCGGCTTGATGGACTTGAGCTTCATGGGATCATCATCGCCCATGAAATAAATCTTCTGCCCCGTATGCTTCAGGGTGATTTCCGGCGGGGAAATCTTTGCGGAAAACAAACCATTAAGGCCCATAGCATCAATTCCCCATAACACCTGCGGATAAACCGATGTCTTAATGGTGTTTCCGACTTTTCGGAGTACGACCGCATGGCATTTGGGGTTCTGCAATAGCAGGATGGGAAGCATGACACTCACAAAAGAGGACTTCGTACTGCCACGGCCGCCTTTCATCCAATAATGGGTATGACGATGATGAATGATGTCTTGGAAGACGACATCAAAAGCAGGCCCGACATGGTCCGCTACGTTAATCTCCATCATCCCCGCCCCTGTCAAACTTGAATGTAATGTGTGCCTCACCGTCAGCATCTTCCGGCCTGTCCAGTCCGTAGCGCTTCGCCAGCTGCACCGCTGCTTTGATACGGTCATTGACCCCGATCTGCTTCTCTATGATTCTCGCCGCGCTGCAGCCGTCACCCACACCTTCTACGACAACGGCTTCCTCTTTGATTTCGCCGCGCATGGAAGACGTCAGAAACTCCATCACTTCTTTCGCCTTGGCAATGCGGTTCTCCTCTATTTCCTTGAGACGTTTCTCAAGAAACGCTTTCACATAAGGCAGATCTAAGGTTTTAGATGCAATAAATCGGGCGTTCTTTTTTGAATACCCGGCTTTAATGGCCGCCTCTGTCTGATTGCCTGTCTCTATAAAATAATCTACCAGTCGTTTTTGCTTTTCCGTTAGTTCCGTATTAGCCATTACATCCTTCACCACCTCTATTTCTGCCAAAATGTTATAATTAGAAAGTTAATATTTAAAATTTCAGAAAGGACGGATTTAATGGATATAAATACAGTCACTGAAATAATCAAAAATGTTGATCCAACACAAACCACCAAATATATCGGTGCAACCGTAGGCGGCAAAATGTTATACAATGATCTTGCCAGCCCCACAATAAAAGCTGCTGGCGAGCTTGGTGCCAAAATCTTCAAAGCACTTACTGTAAGCTGCGATATTTGGGCAGAGAATAGAATTAAACGTGCCCATCGCCTGCAAGATGACATAGCGAACGAGTTAAAAGGGAAATCTCCTGCAGATATTACAGAAAATCCACCAGAATACATCCTTTACTCTGCTATAATGCAATATATGCACTCCATAGACAGAGACGAATTACGCAAAATGTATGCAAAACTTATTTCCAAGGCTTTATTGGAAAATGTCAAAGATTCGATCCATCCTGCCTTTGTAAATATTCTTCAGAATCTCCATCCAAATGAAGCACACCTTCTGAATTACTTTTCACGCAGGAGCGAAATTCCTATCGTGAATACCAAATGGGTAGAGCCAGACACCCCTGGATATCACTTACGATTGATAAACATTTACACATACCCCTATGAAATAGAAAACATCCATTTAGGCCCTAATGTGATGCAAACGGCTTACAAGGATATTCAAATGGGTGATCCTGCATATATCTCCAACCTTTCTCGTCTAGGCATTATTACAGTATCATTTTCAGAATTCTTTACAGACGAATCAATGTACAACGAGATTGAGAATCTACCAATAATAAACGAAAATAAAGAACAATGCTTACAAGCTAACAGAAACTTCGAGATTGAAAAAGGAATTTGTCGACTTACTCCTTTTGGGAAATTACTTATTAGTACCTGTATTAAGTAATTGAATGACTTTTCTAAATTCGTCTAACAGTTTTTCAATATCCTGAACGCTTTCCTCGAGGTATTGGAGTCTTTTCTCTACAGGTAGCTGCTTTCTCAGCTCAAGTTCGTTCTTAAAATCCATAATAATCACCTTCCAAAGCAAAAAGCCGCCCATTTCGGACGGCTCTTTTATTTCGTAATTTTCACACTATTATTGTATCACTTTTCCTCAGGGCTTTTCGGGTCTTCTTTCTGCCATATGGCTTCCAATAGCTCTACACATCGATAGGCAGACTTCCTTGTATAATCCTTCCCATAATGCAGCCGTTCCGCCACCACACCCCACGGCACACGGTAGAGATAATGTTCCTGCACGGCGATCTTTCCCGGACCATCAGGCACCTTCTCCATGAGCTGATACAATTCCGCCCGATGCCGCATGACACGTTCCAGCTGACGGGCAATCTGTTCATTGATTCGCGCCCGTTCCTTCTCGATATTAAGCAGCACATCGGCCAGATCGCCCTGTTGGCCGCCGGATACTTTGTCTTTATCGTATTGGATCGCCTTTACACCGGCATTGTCCGCTATGATCATGTCCTTCTGCCTGCGAGACGTCTCCAGCATCCCAATCTCCCTATACACCTGTCGAAGCAAATCTAATACTCTCACTGATGCCCTCCTATGTCGATGTCAATAGAACGCACAAATGAAGCAGCGGTAAAGCCGCTACTTCATCCTGTACTCAATCCATTCCAGATACAGCTCGCGGATCGCCCCACAGCCACCACGTGGCTCTGTTGCCTTTTGTGGTGGCTGTTACTGCCGCTGGCTGCGCAGCTTCTCGAAGAAATCTCTAACCTTTTCCTCCGTCATCCTTGTTTCTCCTTCTTCTCACGCCGGTGCGCCTCCTGCCAATACCGCTTCTGACAGCCTATGCTGCAGTATTTCTGCTTCGCAGTGTTCGGTTGAAATAGGTGGCCACACTCAACACAGAGCCTTGGCTCGTATGTCTTCCGGCAAAGTGCCTGCCTTTTTTCGTGTTTTCGTTGGAGCGAGCGCTCCTGTTTTTCTGCCGTTTTGATTGCTTCGTTGTATTTCAAGAGGATGACCGCGCTCGGATAGCCGTCTGCCTCCCACCCGCGGACAGAAAGCTGCCGCGCCTTCGTCCAGAAGGCAGCGCTTGCCATCCATCCAAAATCGAAATGCTCCCGCTCGCTGGGCATGATCCCGATATGCCCGCGAGCGTCGCTCTCGATCACCATGAAAAAGTAACCATTTGTAAGCATGCCAGGCCTCAGGGTATCCTTCGCCAGCAAGAGCTCGGTCACTCTGGCTTCCTTGCGGAAATAGAGGATCATACTTTGGGCACCTCTTTTCTTCCTGATGCTAGTGAGCCGCTGGCGTGCTTAAACCGCACGCCGGCTTCCTCGAATAAACACTGCCTCAGCTCCGCCGGTGTTACAAACCCTTTCTCTACTGTGTCGTAAAGCTCGAGACACATCTCTGCAAACCGTTCTTCTCGGCCGTCTTTTTTCATGAGCTCGCCAAAGTGGTCGTGGATAACCATAACCGGAATCGCGATCAGCTCCTCAAACAATCTTCCCATAGCTTCCGCCTTTGCGTCCGCCGCCAGCTTGGCCGCTTCCTTTGCTACGGCCTGCGAGCAAAGGTCCTTCAAATAATCCGGCTTCACAGTAAGTACCGCATTCTTGCTTTTCTTCCGTTCGATCTCACGCCGGACCTGACGGCTAAGAAGAGCTCCTGTTACATCAGTCATTGTTTGTGCCTCCTATAACTGAATAACCTCTATATGAATTCCTTCGTGTATCTCGTAGCTTTTCGAAATGTACTCGAGACAGATCTGCGAATCATCGTTCCAGAAATTGCATTTCGTCATGCAGTCCACCAGGCCCTTTTCAAGGTTGTCGAGATCTGGCTTTGTCGGCTTCGGTATTCCGGGCTGATGCTTTTCATCTGATTTGAAGCAAAACGCAATCTTCAGCCAGACGGGCCCGGGAAACGGCTTCTTTGGTGCTACCTTCGTAAGTCTGGATATATATTCCTGCTGGATCTTTATGAGCTCCGGAGGAGTATACAGGACCGGCTTCCCGTTTCTCACTGTCAGCTTCTTTGCCTGAAAGGTTTTTGTTGGGATCCTCATCGGGATAAAAGTTGAAATATGGTCGTTCATTAAATCACCTCATTTTCAAACAATCCAGTTCCCGTAGGGGAAGGATAGGGGAATAGTGTGTGGCGTAGCTTCTCGCCACACTATTCCCCCCTTTCCCTACACAGGGAAATTCCAGTATATATAAACTGGTTTTTCCCATTATTGGACGAATATTAGAACTACTGCCTCCGATATATTTTTCCTTGCCCGCAGCTGAATTTTCCGCTTTCCCTGGCATATGTTCTCACCGTCTTTTCCGAAACATCGAAATACTGCGCCATGGCTTCCAGGTCTACCGGTTTCCCGTTGTCAGAAAGAATTTTGAAGGCGTCTTCCAATTCGACTATCCTTTTCTCTTTCTCACTCTTTTTGGCTGCGTTTCCAGCCTTCCGTCCCCTTGCCTGCAAATCAATCAGGCTGCCTTCTTCGGCGGCCATTTTCAGCAGTCCTGTTGTGTCCGCTTCGTGTATCGGGTACCGGAACCAAAGATTTACCGGACGGAAAGCAGGAAATTCACGCAGCGTCCCGGTGATCCGGAACGCCGGAGCCGGGGCAATGCCCGCAGCGCTGTCGGCTTCCTCATCAAAAACGGATTTTTCCTGTTCAACTGCCAACGGAATCATATCCAGGATAGCGTCCGGATCTCTGGCAAAAACACCGGAACCGGAGGACCGGTCAATGGCTCTTTTCAGCCCCTGCCCTCCCTTTGAATGGTGATGACAATAGATCACGGAGCTTTTTAATTCTTTCGCGATTTTGTCAAACTGGTTGCAGAAACGGGCCATCTGATCGGCGCTGTTTTCGTCCCCGGTAATAACCTTGTAAATAGGATCAATGATGACCGCCGTGTAATGTTTCTTCGCCGCTCTCCGGATCAGCTTTGGAGCCAGCTGGTCCATAGGGGTTGCTTCCCCACGAAGATTCCATATATCAATGTTTTCCAGATTGTCCGGACGAATGCCCAGGGCTTCATACACGTCATGGAAACGGTGGAAGCAGCTTGCACGGTCAAGCTCCAGGTTGCAGTACAAAACACGCCCCTGCATGCAGTCGAAAGTGTTCAGCCATTTCCGCCCTTCCGCGATGGCGATGCACATCTCGATAAGGGCGAACGACTTCCCCGCTTTGGAAGGTCCTGCAAGAAGCATCTTGTGGCCTTTGCGAAGCACTCCCTTGATGAGCTCATCCGCAAGCGGAGGCAGGTTGTCCCACACTGCAGCCAGCGGTTCTGGATCGGGAAGGTTGTCGTCCAGTCCGGCGATCCATTCCACCCATTCTTCATAGGATGACTTCCCGATATTCGTAGCAATCAGGAATTGTTTACGGTCTTTTCTCCATACTCCTGGGAGCCGGGAAAGTCTGGACGGGTTTCGGTCAGCATCGTCCACCTGCAAACCATTCTTCTTGCAGACTTGATAAAGGTTCTGGACGCGCTTCTTGTATTCGTCCATGGACTCAGCATCAATGTGCACGACCGCATGAATGGATTTCCCGCCGGAGAATACAAGAGCAGCCACGGGGAGCTCCAGTTCCCGGATCAAGGCTTCCTGCATTCCAGGTTTAATGGAATCCGACTCAACAAGGGCAAACCGGAAATCGGTCACATTCACATTTTTTACGCCCTGCCCGTCAAACGGATTGAACCTGATCCACGCGCCCGCATCCCTGTTGTAATCGCCCAGGGCATATGAAATGGCATCGGAAATCGTGATTTCCTTTTGCTGAGCCTTGAGCCGGTACTTCTTGAGCCTGTCAATGTAGTACCCGGCGGTGTGCTGGTAGTCTCCTATATCCGGAACGAACCGGCCCGGATCGTCCTGCTTCTCGAATGACCGCATACTGATAGCGATGATATCGTCGCGGCGGAAAACCGCCGTTAGGTAGTTGAGCATGTCCGATATCGGGTCCCAATTCTCCGGCTCTTTGATTTCCCGCGGGGCTTCCAGGTAATGCCTATCCACGATGGGCGCAGCATCCGCGATAGGGCTATCCCAATCGAGGGCACGGTCTTCCTGTTCTTTCTTCGGCGTCCAGCCGCGTTCTTTGGCCATCTGCGTGATGGTTGCCCCCGTGACTGGGGTTGTGCTTCCATTGAATCCAGCCCACTTCTGGGCGCATTCTCCGTCTTTGAAACGCGCCGCGTCGTAAGCGGACCATGCTTCCCAGACATCCATCGGATAGCCTTCATGCTTCAACGCCATACCCACATTGAGCCATTCATCATAGGTGCATGACGCCGGATCGATTTTTGCCAGCAGCGGCCGGAGGTCGAATTTATCATTCATCTAATCACCACGATTCTATTGCCGTGAACAGGTCTGGATCAGGGCGGTATGTCTCCGGGTCGATGTCCTGCGGAGTTCTCCAGTTGTTGTTAGCGATTCTGGCAATCATATCGTTGGCCTGCCCGAATGACCAGATTCCCACATGACGGAAATTCCTCCCTTCCAAGAATCGGATCTGCTTCGGGGTTGCCAGTCCCGCTTTCTGCCGTTCCGCCAGCTTGTTGATAAGAAGGCTGGCTTTACCGGCATTTTCTACCGTATCGGCATAAATCCCGTATTTCTCCAGCCTTTCAAGCTGCTTCTTTGATGCCGGAGCCATTTCCCATCCGAACGTGGGCACATAGTTCGAAAGATCTTCGGACTGGATACTCAGCTCGAATTGAATCGGATCTATGAGCTTCCGCTTCTTCATCCGCATTGCTTTGAGCTGTTCCGCCAGCTTCTCTTCCCTTTCTTTGATGATTTCTTCGGATGCCTTCTGCTCTGCTTCTTCAAGATCGACAGTCTCTCCGGATGCTTCCAAGTCTTTTGTGACCTTCTCCGCCGTCTCTTTCGATTTGCAGATAAGAGACGCCGGGCGGCACAATTCATGCCGGGCTGTCTGCCAGAGGAAATCCAGGATAAGCAGGTCTTTCTTCCCCTGAGATAACCGGGTGCCCCGTCCGATACACTGGCAGTAAAGAGCCCTGATTTTCGTCGGCCGAAGCATGATGACACAGTCGACGGCCGGACAGTCCCAGCCTTCTGTGAGCAGCATGGCATTGCATATGACATTGTATTTTCCGGTCGCGAAGTCGTTGAGAACGGTTCCCCGCTCCCGGCTGTTCCCGTTCACTTCCGCGGCATGGAATCCCTTCTGGTTAAGAATGGCCTTGAATTTTCGGGCTGTAGCTACAAGCGGGAGGAAAACAACAGTCTTCCGGTCTTTGCAATACGTCTTCATTTCCTCTGCTATTTGCTCCAGATAGGGGTCCAGAGCCGTCCCGAGCCCTCCGGCCGAGTAATCACCCGCTGACATGGATACTCCGCTTAAATCCAGTTTTAGAGGAATTGTCTGTGCTTTGATTTTGCAGAGATAGCCGTCTTTGATTGCCTGCGGCAAAGTATATTCATAAGCCAGGCTGTCGAAGTATTCACCCAAACATTGCAGGTTATTCCGTTCCGGGGTCGCCGTCACTCCCAGCACATTGGCTTCCGGGAAATGTTGCAGAACGTGCTGGTAGCTGTTTGATAGGCAGTGATGAGCTTCGTCGATGATGATGGTTCCGAAAGCATCCGACGCAAACTGGTTGAGCCGTTTATCCCTCATCATCGTTTGAACAGATCCGACAACAATCCGGTACCAGCTTCCGATGCTTGTGTCACCGGCCTTTTCCTTGGCACACCTCAGCCCTGTTGCAGTCTGAATTTTATCCTCCGCCTGCTGCAGCAGTTCGTCTCTGTGTGCCAGAACAAGCACCTTGTTTCCGCGCCGCACTGCCTGCGCAGCTACGTTGGCGAAGACAATCGTCTTGCCGGTTCCCGTAGGCAATACGAGGAGGGTCTTCCTGTTCCCCTCCTCCCATTCGTGCCCTACGGCGGCGACCGCTTCCTTCTGATACGGTCTTAATTCCATAATCAGAACGTCCCGGCGTGATAAGTTGCGGCGGAGGGCGAAGGCTGATCATGTTCTTCCGGCGAGAGCCATTTCTTTACTTCGTTGTACATGTTGCCTTTGTATTCTCTGTTATCAAGGTCCAGCATGCCGGAAGCCCCTTTGACCTTATTCCAGTCCATGGCCCCGGTTTCTCCCTTCTTCATAATTCCGAGCGATACGAAAAACCGGGCAATCTTCCACGCCTGCTTCTGCGTCAGGAAGAAATTCGTCGTTGCATATCCGATTCCCTGTTCTCCGCCGTCGATTCGTACTGTGATAATGGCCTGCGGGCAGGGCGGCATTTTGTCCGAACCTCTGAATTGTCTCCGTTCGAATTTTGTAACGATGAATGGATATGTTCCGGGTTTGAGGACCACATATTCCTCTGCGTTGTCAGCAGTGACAAGATCGTCCCAGTCAAGGGCTCTGTCCGATGTATCTGCATGTGCTGCTCCAAACCGGTTGAATGTGTTTTCCATGGTATTTGCTCCTTTGCTTTAATTAAAATGGAATTTTTTCGTCTTCAATGAATTTCTTAATCTGCTCCCAGGCCCCGATCAGCACTCCGTCTATAAATTCATCCGGGTACTGGTCGATTGACATATCCGCCGGGAAATACCCTTTCTTTCCGATCGCTTCCTTGACCGTCTCTTCCGGGATCTCTGCCTGTCTCATCAACGCACGGGCTTTTTTAAGAAGGGTCTCATGTTTGTTTTTCGGAGCCGACTTTCCCTCTTCCGGTTTCGGCTTCGCTTCCGGTACCTGTGCAGGTTTTACAACAGGGCCCGGTGTTTTTACCTGTTCCGGATCAGGAGCAGCCGGGCTGTCCAGATTGGCTCCGCTTGTAATGTACTGAGCGATTCCCGCATAATCGAAGGGCATTTTCTCCGGAAGCCCGAAGCGGTTTTTGGCATCTGCGAAAGTGGTGTGGGAAGTCCACATCATTCTTTTCCCTCCCATGGCTTTCTTTTTCTTCAATTTCCCATCTTCTACAAGAATAGTTTCATAGTTGGCGAAGAAAAGCATGTCGGCCCATTCCTTGACCAGAGGAGCTACCTTGTTTGTCGTTTTGGTCGACAGTTTGAGCTCCCAATGATCGTACTGGCCCATTTCTTCCGGCATGGTGATTGTTTTGAGGACTGCATGGGCCAGGATCACCACGTTGATCCCCTGCGTTACGCATGTCTCCAGATTCAGCAGGAAGCGGGCAAATTCTTCGACAAGGTAGGAATAACCGGAGCCATAGCTGAAATCTTCAATTCCCGACTTTTCTTTCTTCGCGCAGATGTGGGAAATGCAGAGCCGTTCCGCCGCATCTGCGGTGTCAATCACGAGAGTTCTGCACAGCCCGGGATCCTTCCAGACCTCCTCTACACTCTGCATAAGCTGCGGCCATGACTGGATGTCTGTTACTCTCTTGACGTTGAGGCGGGCCGTTCCTTTATCAAGGTCGAAGAAGAGCGGGTCCGGGAATTTGCTTGCAAAAGTACTCTTCCCGATGCCTTCGACGCCGTAAACACAACACTTTACCGGTCTGGCTACGATTCCCGATGTTACATTCAGCATTTAAAACACTCCTTTCACAAATTTTGGTGCTCTCTGCCTGATCTCTTCGACAGGTGCTTCCGAATTATCGGATTCCACCATTCCGTCTTCGATGATGACCGAGCATTCATCCCCGGTAGATACCCGGGTAGCGATGACCTGGAGGCCTTCTTTCTGGAGCCATTCCCCGAATTCTTTCAGTGTATCCAGGTCCATCTGCTCCAGTTTATCCATCAGGACAAATCCGCATTCCGGATTTAATTTCTGGATAATGGCAACGGCCACCTTGAGCTGTTCAGCTCCTGACATGCAGTCCCATGGCTGGCCTTTATAAGTAAGACGGCCATCTTTGACGGACAGGCCCGGAAGCGGAAGATCCGCCGCATTCAGCAGGGCTTCCCTCTGTTCCCGTACAGCATTGATTTTTTCGGTCAGGTCATCATACTCTTTTTTGAGGTTGTCCGCCTCCAGCTCCGTGCCTTCCTTCACTGCGTTTGCCCGGATCTTCGCATTCAGCTCATCAATCCGGCAGAGGTTCTCTTCCAGCTCCTCCGTGGATTCGTCCCGGAGATCCGACGCAGCCGTTGAAGCGATCCGGAAATCTTCCTGAGCGGTTTCCAAAGCTCCGCGGGCAAGAGCCAGCTCCGTCTCTAGGTCGTTCACACGGGCCATGGCTTTCCGGACAGACTGTTCCAATTCCTTTGCACGGTTCCGTTTCCGTTCGTTCTCCCCGTTCTTTGCGAGAATAGACTGCTGCTGTTTAATCAGCTCCGACGCGCTGACCGGTTCCTCCGGTACTCCCGGATAGAAGGGCATCTCTTCCGCAGCCTTTTTCTTTCTGTCTGCAATCCGGCCGACTTCCGTCCGCTGGTTGTACAATCTGGATTCTTCCAGATCGAATGCCTGGAGCTGATTTCCTACCCCGATGATCCGGAGCAGGGTATCAGCCTTTTCCTTTTCGGAAGCGTGCATGAACGATGGCAGATCCAGAGCCAGCGTGGAGATGAATTCATTCAGCAGACGCTGGCCGGATTTCTTCCCGGTCGAGTCGATGACCTTCAGGCTGCTGTTCTGTCCGCGCCGTTCCACGATAATGCCGTTGGACAGCTCAACATGCAGGTTCGGCGGAGTAAGGGATCCTTCCCTTGTCGGATTTCCCGGGCGGAATTTCTCCCCGCCAAGAGCCCATGCAATGGCATCCAGGATAGAGGTTTTCCCCTGCCCGTTTCTCCCGCCGATGACTGTAAGTCCTGCAGCGGAAGGTTCCAGCTTTACCGCCTTGACCTTCTTGAGGTTCTCTACTTGAAATTCGTTAATTGTGACCATTTCTTCCTCTTTTTTATGTGGTAAAATGAGGGTGGTGAGTTTCCCCATGATTCTCACCTTGCCCGTCGGTTCTGTTAATCCTTCCGACGGGTTTTCCCTTCTATGTCCGTGCTTTTCTGTGCGGGCTTTTTTTGTTTGCATGAATAATTTTCATTCTTTCATTCCCCGGCTGTCCCGGAATGGGATAAATCACATTGACGAAGATGTCTGTTTCCGGAAATCCGTCCTGCAGCATTTCTACTTCCTTGCGAATCTTCTCGAGCATTTCCTTTTCTTCATCCTTGGTCATTTTCTTTCAGTCCTTTCTCCAGGTTGCGGGCGATTCTCAAATTGATCAGGCTTTCTTTAGCGTTTTCCATTACCGAAAGCTGGTACTCATAGGGGGTAGACTGGAAAATGACTGCTGCGACGAGAGCTGCTACATCATCGATTTTTCCGCGTGCAGAGGCTCCGTTGATGTCTCCGTCTCCGTTCATCCACGAAACGATATAAGCATCCAGACTTCCGCCGCACGCTTTATCCATCAGTTGACAGTACCGTTTGAAATCAGACAGGTTCCGCTTTGCGAGTGCTTCATCGTTATTCATCATTCTTCCTTCTTTCCGAATATTTCCAATTCAGATGCTTAGCCGGCGGCTCCGGAGAAGCGGCTGCTTTGGGGATCCCGCAGTCACGATGACACGGTTGCAACTCCCCCTTTACTTTTATCCACATCTCAAGACCGGGTATAATTGACCGTCCGCACAGACAGCATCTTTTCCGTCCTTCCGTCATAGATCGATGTACCGCACAGGATGAATGCCCAGCAAACAGAGGGCGGCAGTGATGTATACCGTTCCGATCAGCAAGCCCAACGAGAAACACAATGCCATTTTTGTGATTTCCTCGTCTCTTTTTTCCTGCGCTTCTTGCTTTTCAATGGCGTCCCGCCGCAGCGGCTCCTCTTCCCGGAACCGTCTGGCAGCTTCGGCCCGGCTGTTTATGATGGAGATCATTTCATTAGTTGCCTTCTGCCTTTGCGCTTTACTCATCGCCATGATCGGCTTCCTCCTTCTTCTTTTTGGCTAACCATTCCTGAAACGCCTGGATGTTTTTCGGGTCCTGATAAAACTGTGCGCATTCCCGGGCCACTCTTGAAATGTAAGGACCTTCCGGATGTTCGCTGTCCAACATGTTTATCACCTCTCATTTCTACCTAAGCACTGGGAGGATCTGTGTTTGTCATGGTTCTTCCTCCCTCCTCTTTTCGATTTCTTTCAGGGCCCATGTGGCTCCCTTGGCGATGCCTTTCATGAACCAATGGTCTATGGTATCACGGTACTCGTGGTCTTCTTTTTTATCGTTGTCAACGTATTCATAGACACACGCCATGTCTTCCACCCCGAAGTAGCCATGGTCCTCGAGCGCGTGGCGAATGTGCCCCGCGATGTCGATGATCGCGACATCCTTCCCGCTAATCTCCGCGGCTTCTTCTCCGTTCGCCTTGTCGAATCTCTCGTAAAGCTCGTCCAGTTTCGCGTCCATGATATGAAGTACCTGGTCTGGATCTTTCAATACTTTCATGGTTGACTCCTTCCTGTTTCTTATTTACCCGGCACGGATAAAGTCTGCGGCAATCTCGACATACAAAGCACCGGTGGACATTGCGTCCAGAACCTTCTCCATCGCATCTTCGCAGGCTCGCTTTGAATCGAAATAAGCAATACAGACTGCATCACGGTGTTTCCCGTAAATACAAATCGTGTGGGTGTTATCAGCACTCTTTCCGTCGGATTCCATGAAGATTCCCGCGAGCTCCGCCGAAAAAATTCGTTTTGCATCAGCGGATGTCACTGAAATAAACATCACGCACCTCCTCTTTGCTCGTTTTTGTACGGTTAAACCGTATTACTTGGGCAAAAAAATAAGATTGTCATACCCAACGCCATAGACTTCTTCGATTCTTTTCAGCTGCAACGCATCGGGGAAACTAATACCTCTTTCCCAGTTAGATATAACATTTTCGCTGACTCCGATTGCTTTTCCAGCTTCGCTCTGATTCATATTCACGTTTGTTCTGGCTGCTTTTAATGTCATTTTTACGGGGATCCCCATATTTCACACCTCCTTCCTGCCAATTATCATACTACGGTTAAACCGTATTGTCAATGTTAAAACCGTATTTTTTACGGATTATCCCTATTCTTATACGGTTAAAAATGATATAATAAAGAAAACAATGAAGGAGGTTTTAATAATGAGTTCTCTTGGAAACAAGGAGGTAATGGCAAAAAATATCCGGTGGTATTTGATGAGTAATGAGAAAACGCAGAAAGAAATCTGCAAAGATTTAGGTATAAAAGAGACAACGTTTTCTGACTGGATGAATGCCAAAACCTACCCACGCATTGACAAGATAGAAAAAATGGCTAATTACTTTGGAATCCAAAAATCCGATTTAATTGAAGATAAAAGCGATATAGATCAAGGGCAGGACTACCTTCCTTCTTTCTCTTATACCCATATTCCGGTTGGCATCTCTGCGGGAAAATTAGAGGACTGCGAAGGGCTGAGCATCCTCCCCAGGATGTCCGTCCCGGATGCCATGATGGGGAAATACGCCCGTGATCCACACGTTGTTATCATGCATGTAAATGGTGAGTCCATGAATCGGATCATCGAGAACGGAGCCACCATTGCCGTGCTGACAAATATCGAAAAGAGCCAGCTCCGGAACGGCGATATCGTGGTTGCCTGCACCGGCCCGAGCTATACAGTCAAGCGTTTTTATAACGATACCGGGAATCGGATTATTGTTCTTTCACCGGACAGCACGGATCCGGAATTTGGACCAATTACTATTCCATATGACTCTCCCGAGGAATTAAAAATCTTCGGGAAAGTGGTTATGTACAGTGTAATTTTATGATTGGAAAGGTTTAAAGAGTATCAAGCAGATTGAAAAGGAGAAGAAAAAGTTATTGAAAAATCCTAGTGAACAATAATTGTATTATTTACGAAGTGTATAGATAATCTATATTCATTTACAAGAAAGGAGTCATAATTATGTTTGGACACTCTTACAAAGTTATTGAAATCGTAAATCAAAACACCCTGTTAATCGATTATGGATTTTCTGCCGGAGCCCAAAAAGGGGATTGTATGAGAATCGTTGCGATAGGAGACCCTGTAATTATTGATGGAGAAGATTATGGGACATTGGATACCATAAAAGATGTTGTTGAAGTAGTCATCCCCTACGAGAAATTTTCTGTTTGTCAAAAAATAACCCGCACTGTTAATAACCCGCTTGCTCCATTGTTTGCTTTGCAAAAAACAATGACTAAACTAAATCCACTTAACGTAGATCCCGATTCAATGAGTCATAGAAAAATCCCAAACGGAGACTCCAAAATACAGGTTGGTGATATTGCACAAAAAATAGATAATTAATTTATTGACATAGATATTTTTTATGATATACTAAAAGCAGTGAACCGCTTGCAACATATAGAAATATGTTGGGCACTGACCCCACTGCTTTAGCAGTGGGGTCTTTTATTTGCGGAGATTATAAAATGAGTTACGATAAGCCTTTTTTAACATTTGATGAACAGATAGCTTTACTAAAACGCAGAGGGCTCCAGATCTTGAATGAAGATTTTGCTAAATCTGCTTTAAGTACATTATCTTATTACGATTTAATCAATCGATACAAATCGCATTTTACTGACGGAAACGATAATTTTATTCCAAATGTTTCAATCGAGCAACTATATGAGCTCTATTTATTCGATAAAGATATTCAAGCGCTTATTATTAAATATAGCACTTTAGTTGAAAATATTTTTAAAACCAAACTGTCTTATGTGTTATCTGAGGATTTTGGAGTTTCCATAGACAAGTATTTAAATGCGAGTAACTACTTAAGTTATGCTTCCAACAATTCCGTAAGTTTCACGGATATTCAGTTAGAGATTACAAAATATATCCAAAGTGATCACATAAAAAATCCCAGCAAGTATTATAAGATTCACCATAATCATATCCCTCCGTGGATTCTATTAAAAAATGTTTCCTTAGGTAATTCAATAAATTTGTTTAAATTGCTTTCTGCTAACGCTAAGCACCATGCTACCGACTTAATCATACGAGAAAATAAACCATATGATCAAAAAGTAGCATTTATTGAATGTGCTATGGACATGATTCGCTCATTTAGAAATAGTGCCGCTCATAATTTAAATTTTACATCGCTGAGGATTGAGAAGAAGCGATGTCCTTCACCAGCTTTCTTGTATTCGCTATTAGGCCCATCTTTAATATTGAGGAAAAACAAAAAAGTTATTAGTACAGATAGACGATCGATGCAAGGGTTATTTGGTGTCATCTTGTGCATTTTAGCTTTCTTGGATTCCGAATATCTAAAATCTCGATTTATTACTGATTTGCTAACTATTATGAATAGTTTAGATAATCAATCGTATTCTCTATTGAATACCTATTCCTCTATCGCTGAAATTCCTCCCGATTTAGAAACACGTCTTTTAGATTTCTATCATCATTTATCTTTGTAATAGAAAATGCTCCTGCTACACAACGAATATAGCAGGAGCAAGCGTTGCCATGTATGCCTAGTACCAGACAACAATTGTAATTTTCTCGACTTTTCAAACGAGGTCATTACTGTATTAGTATAGCACGTCATGGCCTCTATTTCTTTAGCTGGAATCTAAATTGTTGTAAGATTCCGCAATAGCCCCTATATCTTATGGGATTGACTATCGCGAAACATTCGCTGATTAAGCAATAAAAAAGACCATTTTCGTGGAGCCACGAAAATGGTTCAAACGTGGTTATCAAAAACAAAGGAGCAATCGTATTATGGGTAAGAGACCCAGAGTGCAGCCCCGTTCAGAACGGGGCCTATCCTGAGTCTCTTACCCATAGTTATTACACCAGAAAGGAAAGCACAAAATGGAAAACCAAACGGCCGTAATATATGCCAGGTACTCTTCTGATCGGCAGCGTGAGGAGTCAATCGAAGGCCAGATCCGTGAATGCAAAGCCTTTGCTGCCGCAAACGGCTACCGGATCATCGGGACCTACATTGATAGAGCTATGTCTGCTCGGACTGACCAGCGCCCCGACTTCCAGCGGATGATCCATGACTCTGACCGGCATCTGTTCCAGTTCGTTATAGTGTATGCGCTGGACCGGTTCTCCAGATCACGCTACGATTCCGCAATCTATAAGAACCGCCTGAAGAAAAACGGTGTCCGGGTCCTATCTGCGAAAGAAAATATCAGAGATGATCCGACGGGAGTAATCTTGGAATCCCTGCTGGAAGGATACGCGGAATACTACTCGCTGGAGCTTGCCCAAAAAGTCCGCCGCGGAATGGCCGATAATCTACTGGAAAAGAAATGGGTGGGCACCGTTATTCCCTTCGGGTACAAAAAGGGAACAGATTCCAGGCTATATGTCGATGAATCAAAAAGACAGGCGGTCATAGATATTTTCCAGATGTATTCTGACCGGTATCGTCTTGTTGATATTATCGCCTATCTGAATGCCCATCATTTCACCACCGCCCAGGGCCGCCCGTTCAGCCGTAACAGTCTGAACAACATCCTGGTAAATTCAATTTATACCGGCACGTTCCGGTGGGCCGGAACGGTCTATCCGGGCTATGCCCCGCGGATCATCTCCGATGAGCTTTTTAATAAAGTCCAGAAAATAAAAGAAGGAAGGAAGCGGAACATGATAAAGAGTACATCTCCCGACTACGAGCTGACCGGTAAAATCTTCTGCGGCCGCTGCGGTCGTCCGATGGTCGGTGTCTCCGGAACCGGCAAGAGCGGAAACACATATTTCTACTATAAATGCTCAGGGAAAACACACGGCCGGAAAGACTGCGACGCCAAAGCTATCCGGCGGGACGCCGTGGAGTCTGCTGTCTACAATGCGACTGTGGCTATGCTCAAACAGCCCCATGCAATTAAAATCATCACAGCCCAAGCCATTTTGGCCCAGGAGCGCGAGCAAGGCAATTCCGAAGTAGATAGGCTAAAACATGAAAAGGCGGCTCTGGATGCCAAAATCTGCAATATTTCGAAAGCCGTGGCTGCCGGCCTAACTGCTGATGAAATCATTGCACAGGCAAACGAATATTCAAACCGCAGCAAAGAGCTCGAGTCACTGATCCAGGTCGAAGAGTTAAAAGAAAAGGCCTTTACTCTCACGCCGGAAGCCGTGACATTCTTCCTAGAAAAGCTGCTAGAGAAGGCCGAAACCGGAAGCACCACCCTTTCCACCTTCTGGGACTTCATTCGCTGCATAAAAATAAACGGCTGCATAGCTGAAATTCATTTCAACTACACAGCCGTTCCCGCTACGCTCGACAATCCTATCAGAGTCAAGATTGAAACCAACGAGGAGTGTTCGAACGATGATGTTCTGGTGGATCATCAGGGGTTCGAACCCCGGACACCCTGA